ATAGTGCCACCATTCGGACCGATGTAAAACGGTAGAGGATACCACGTATTTGCAGTCGTGGTAAAGGACACAACTACGAACGGAGCGCCAAGATCGGTCGTGCCGTTAATCGTAACTGTGCCAGCACCAGTAGCGAAGAAGCCACCAATGTTCTGTGCAAGAATAGGGGTAGTCGCGGATGCCGGTACTTGCAACGGCAGGTGCATAATCTGAGTGTGACCGGCCATGATGGACCTTTCAATGTAGAGAAGAAACCCCTCCCGTAGCTTTCGCCAGAGGGGAGGGGTATTTAGGCTACAGATTAGCCGTTCAGACGGACAATCCGGCGACGGTCACGGACGTTAGCCGTCAGTGCCACGTCAAAGCGAACACGGTGATCGCCAGTAGCGAACGACGAGTCCTTCCACATACGAACACTGAGCGGGATTTTCGTCAGCGCCTTACGCGAGCCGATACCAGTTGCCGGAAGGATGAGGTCCTTCGTGCTGACCACGATGGCTTCCTTCTGGATGATGGCACGAGCGCGGGTCTGAGCATTCGCCGCAGTGTTGAACGTGATGAGCGCAGCAGCACCAGGGATCGAGTCAATGGTCGCATTCGCCGTGTTGACGTTAGCGTCCGAAGCCACACCACCAGTAGCAACCACAGCCGGAACGATCATCGCAGGGAAGATACGCATCGCGGTAATAGCACCGGCAACAGCCGTGTAGTTACCAATGACGCGGAACTGCTGCTGACGACCGAGCGAAGCACCGAGACGGTTATCCCAAGCGTTCACACCGGCAATCACGAAGGTTTCACCGTCGTTGACAGTTTCAGTACCGGCAGCCGAGACGGTCATGTTGATCGTCTGGGTCATGTACTGACCCGGAGCAGCCGACACAGACACCGCCGAGTAGTTGACGTGCTGGTTAGCAGCGTTCAACTTCACGTTGGCACCGGAAGCGGCACGAGTACCCGAAGTCAAGGTCGGAAGCTGCTGGGTGAACAGGGTCGGAATGCCAGCAACAGTGCTGTCGAAGCCATTCTTAAACACCTGCTGATCCATCCCACCGAGGAAGGTCTGCGAGGACTGAACCACGAAGTTACCCAGGGCTTGCTTGTCAGCAAAGCTCAGGACTGCTCCGGAAGCCGCACGAGTGCCTGAGATCAGGGTCGGAAGCTGCTGGGTGAACAGAGTCGGGATACCAGCAACAGTGCTATCGAAACCGTTCTGGAACACCTTCTGGTCCATCCCGCCAAGGAAGGTCTGCGAGGACTGAACCACGAAGTTACCCAACGCCTGCTTGTCAGCGTAACTCAGGATAGCGCGCAGTTCCGAGTCGTCCACACCCTCTTCCTTGAGACGGGTATAAGCCGCGGCAACGGCGTCGTAAGTACCGACGTTGTTACCCGGAGTACCAGTCCAGTTGCTCGAGGCCAGAACAGCCACGTTCGTAACGTAAGCATCAACCTTTTCGGCAAGGTTCGTGGCGGCATTCTTAATCGCCACGTTCTGTCGTGCGTCATTGATGTCACGGATTGCGTTGAAATCACTCCAACCCATGCTCGTACCGAACACACGGTTAACAGTGAACTGCTCCGACCCGAACACAACGTCCTGGACACCCGAGGTGAGGTCCTGAACGCCATTAACAGTCTGGGTCACGGCAAAGCGCGGACCAACCTGCTCGGAAATCTGGAGACGGTTTTTGTCCTCGTATTCACCGTCATACTGGTGCCAGCTAACCAGGTCCGCCGAAGCGAGTTGGTTCTGGAAGATAGCAGCAAACGTATTAAGGACCAGTTTTGCTTGATCGACTACAACAGCCATTTAAGTTATTTCCTTTTGAGTAGGGTTTACCCTTATCTCTTAGGCTTAGCGAAAAGCATAGAGGCAAAGGCGTCAAGATCATCAGTATCGGCTGCTACCGTCGTGCGGGTCTTTGAACCTTTGTTGACCTGCGGAGGTGGCGGTGCTTTAGATACCTTGGCTTCTTTCCGAGTCTGCCCTTTGAACATGGCGTTGATTTCACCCAGAGCCAGTGTGGCTGCGAGCGGTCCACTCTGCACAAATCGCTTGGCTTCATCCAAGTTGTTGGCAAAGTAGTACAACACCTCAGGACCGTGATCGAGCGACTTAATAGTCGTGACAAGATAGTCACTGTAAGCCGGATCAAGTCCGTCGAATGCGCTTTCCAGACCCATCGTTTTGTCGATGAAGTCTTCGTGCTGCTCAGTCATAGGAGTCAGCTTCTCAACCCACTGAGCCTGTAGGGCTTCACGGGCCGCTGCTTCCTGCCGCTGGGCAGTCTCTTGCGCTTCCTGTTCCTTCCGTACTGCCCACTCTCTGTCTATGGTGTGACGCGCCATATCGCGGATGTACGCTGGATCAAATTCACCAAGCGGATACTTGTCAGAACCATCTTCGTTCTTAGCATCCGGGTTTGGTGCATCGTCCTGCTGTACGACAGGGGTTGTAGCCTTGGGAGTCTCGGTCTGCTGCTGCTGTTGAGCCGCCTGTAGCGCCGCAAGGGCACGTTCAGCTTCACGAGCTTTAGCAGTTAGTTCGTTAATGCGCTCCTGATAGCGATTGACCTTCTTCTTAGGCTTCTCTTCTACCTTGTCTTCGGAGTCGTCGTCCTCGTCAGGAGCCTCATCGTCAGTGGTATCAGTTACCTGAGTATCGTCATCGTCATCAGCGTCGGTATCAACTTCGACGTTGTTGATCTTGGGTTCATCATCCTTCTCTTCAGCCACCTGTGCCTTACCGGAAATCAAGTCCGTGAAAGCGTCAAGGTCGTCTGTATCAGGGGAGACAAAGTTCTGATCGTTAGGTTCAATAGACATAGCTATTTTTGCGGTCCTTCACCGAATGCTGCTTTTATTGGGCGAGAGGGTGGGGGAGGAGCAACTCAACCTCCCCCGTCTCGAATAGCATCCTTGCGGATATGTTTACACCCCGTCCTGATCTGTGTCAGGAGAGGGTGCATTCATTTGGGCTTGCGCTTGCTGTTCAGCCATACCTTGCTGGCGTTCAGCCATTTGCTTGCCGTGTTCGTGTGCATCGACTTCGATGTCAGCCTTTGAAAGCTTAAGACCACCGTCAACAATAGACTGGATAGCCTTGAGTTCGATGTCGTTGCCGTCAACCATGTTGTCAGACAGAGCACGAATACGCTGCGTTTCCGCGTTGTAAACATCAATGATGAGCTTCTTAAGGTCGATTTCCTTATCAGCCTTAAGTTGCTGGTTCTCCTGCATGATAGCCTGCATTGCCATCTGCATCTGCTGAACCTCAGGATCAGGTCCTTCACGATCTTCTGGATCAAGGAACTGCTGAGGGATGGTCTTCTTAAGACGTTCGGCAAGATCATCAGCACCGGGCCAATCCTGCGCCTTAGCAACAAGATCGCCAGCCACTTGAAGAAGCTGCGGCCAGACCTGAACGGCATCCATCATCGCCTGAGCAGCCTCAACCCTGCGGGTCGTGTAGGAAGCACCAGTCGAAAGAGCAACGTCGTAGCGACCAACAGAAAGGTCAGGAGACCGTGGGTCGGATGGATCGTTGACCTTAAGGAATTTCATCTTCTCGTCCTCACCAATGATGCGAACGATCCGAGTTCCGTCGTAGATTTGGCTGATAAGCTGGTTCATAACGTCCCCAGCCTCAAGCACAGCGGCATTGCCGTTGTCGTAGTACGTGATCGCAGCAATGTCACCCTCGCGCTGGCGAGCGTTGATTGCACGACCCGAAGTTTCATTCGACTTGATACCCAGCGAAGCATCGTGGATACCAGTGACATCCTTCATGTCCTGTACGTTGGCTTCTGCTTCCTGATGGAGAGCAGCCTGCCACTTAGGAGGATCAAGACGTTGGATGTTCTGACCGATAATAGCTTCGTCGGACACCTTAATCAGCGGATCACGAGTCATGTGAGCCTTGCGAAGCTCATCCTCGTACCCTTCAACCGCACTTTCAGTTGCAATCCACTGTGCCTTAGGCGCGTAGCCCAACTGCTCAGCCGCAACACTGCGATGGAAGTTCCTAAGCCGCACCGAGTCCTTCATAAAACGGACAATGCCGTAACGGACACGATGACCGGCCAGATTAACCACACGACCGCTCATACGAATGATCGGGAGACGGTTCAGTCGGTATTCATAAGGGCCAGCGAGAATGTCGTAGCCCGTAACGAGGTGCATCTGAGCGTAAGTACAAGGTGCAACACGAGACTTGACTGGATTGCCGTGTTTAGCGATCAGTTCGTCGAGGTTTTCATCTACGAAGCGGACAGAACCGTCTTCAAACAGAACAAGCAGACGATCACGGTCGATCAT